CCAGCAAAATCAGCAATAACCAAGCGGTGCGTTGATGCCCCAGGCCAATCCGGACCATCTTCCTCGCGCGTCCCGCATCGCGTGCGCGTTCCTTTCTTCAAGGGAGCGACCAGCGACCGCAGAAGTAGGTGAACGAGCGATAGCGAGTGAAGCAGCGCTCCATGACACGGAAAGCTCGATGTCCACCGCAGTTGCAGTCACACCCGATCAGACGCCAGCAAAGACCGATAAGCCGAAACCTGCGCGTATCCGTGGCAAGCTGAAGCTCGCTCTCGACCTCATGGTATACGGAAAAGACGGCAAACGCTTCGATCACGTCACCGCACCGCGGGAAGTCGGTTTCACTGGCAGCGCAATGCGTAAGGCCCTCGAACGAGCCGACGTCCAGCGATACCTCAGCGAACAGAAGCAGGTGTTTCGCAAAAGCCTGAGCGCCGGAAATATTCACGTGCTCGGCGAGATCAGAGACGACAGCGGCAACGCGATGGCTCGCCTCGGAGCGGTGAAGCTGCTCGAGCAGATGGATCAGCAGGCACCATCGCAATCGGCGGCCGCTCGCAACGTCACGCCTGGCGTTGTCGTCGTCATCAACGCCAATCGAGAAGCGCCGCTGATAGACCATCAGCGGGTTATCGAGATTAACCCGTTGCAATCAAACGAGGACGTTGGTCATGAGGTGTGACCAACGCGCTCCGACCGCTGACTTCGGCTCCGCGCTGCATGCGATTGCGAGCGGTGCAGGCCGGGCGACACGATGCCTGGCTGCGATGCGCGGGGTCAGCGCCGGCATGAAGCGGTCGAGGGGGGTCGCGATCTCACAGCGCGCGTGCATATCGGAAGGGGGGCTTGGAAAAGCCGTCGCCGAGTCCAGTGCTGGTGTCTCCCCCTCGCGATTTCCTCTCAGATCATCTGGGGGTCAGCGAATTTTTTCTGATGCTGGAAAACTTGGAGCGTCGTGATGCCGAAGTTCAATCATCCGCGAAATTTCCCAAAGCCGGAGACGAGCATCGAGAAGACGCTTTTTCACAAGGCGCGTGTTTCTGAACTGCTGTCCAGCGCGGCAATGGAATTGTTGCAGCGCGGGGCTGTTCACGACGACAGCAAGTTCGAGCCCATCGAGGCCGATCGGTTGGGTCAAATGGATGAACTGATCGCTCGCGAGGGCAATGTTGCGTTCGGCTCCCCGGAATATGAGGAACGCAAGAAGCTGCTCGGACCAATGCTGACCGAGCACTACCGGCGAAACAGTCATCATCCCGAGCATTTCGGAAACGGCGTGAACGGCATGAACCTGTTCGATGTGCTGGAAATGCTGCTGGACTGGAAAGCCGCATCGGAGCGCGGCGAAGCGCATGTTCTCGGGCTGAAGGCGGGGGTTGCGAAGTACGCGATCGACGCGCAGTTGGCCGAAATTCTGGAAAATACGGCACGGCATTACGGGTGGAAACTCGACTAATGAACGTCATCCGCTTCCCGACATGGCTGGTTGAGCGCCGCGGCGAGGTCGTGCAGGGGCCCTCCGCGAAGGTGATCGTGCTGCCGGTCATTCGGGTTGAGCGGGCGAAGGCGGAAGAACCGAAGCGCCCGCGTCGTAAGCGGAGGGCGAAGCGGTGAGTAAGGGCAATGTGGTCGAGTTCACCGGCATCACGAAATTGGACCTGCCGCCGGAGCGCGTTCTGGCAAAGGCTTCGGAGCAGGAGTTTGAGGGCATCGTCGTTATCGGCTGGAAAAAGGACGGAGACCGCTACTTCGCGTCGTCATACGCCAGCGGTCCCGACGTTCTGTGGCTGCTCGAACTTTCGAAAAAAAACCTGCTCGAAATCGGTGACGGCGAATGAAACTCCGCTCGCCGCTCGAAAAGTCGTTTGCCGAAGTCGCGCCGCCGCCGGCGCTGCCGGAATTGCAGTTCGACGAGCATGGGCGGAAAATCTACGCTCCTGACGGCGCGATCCTTTGTGAGTTCCTGCAGGACCGCGCGCATGTCAGCGGTATCCGCGGCCCGATCGGTTCGGGCAAGACGCTCGCGGCCTTCAACAAGGTCTGGCAGATCGCGTGCGAGCAGAGGAAGTCTCCCCAGGACGGCTTGCGGAAAACCCGCTGGGGTGTGGTCCGAAACACCTATCCCGATCTTGAGGGCACGACGCTGAAGGACTGGCTCGAATGGTTCCCCGAGGGCCAGTACGGGCGGCTGAAGCGGACACGGCCTTTCGAGTATGTGATGGAGCTCGGCGACGTCCGCTGCGAGATCATCTTCCTCGCCCTCGACAGCGAGGACGACATCAAGAAGCTGCGCTCGGGCCAGTTCACCGGATTCTACTTCAACGAGCTGCAATACATTCCGAAGGCGATCTTCGACGAAGCCGAAAGCCGCACCGGCCGCTATCCGTCGCCCGCCGACGGCTTCGCGACGTGGCACGGCGTCATCTTCGACATGAACGAGCCGTCGGAGGACTTCTGGCTCGTGCAGATGACCGGCGAGGTGCCGTTCCCGGAAAACATGCCGCTCGAAGAACGCGCGCGCCTGCAGTGGCCGCGGGACTGGAAATACTACGTCCAGCCGCCGGCGCTGGTCGAGGTGTTCCATTCCGATGGCGTCACGCTGCGCGGGTATCTGATGAACCCGCTAGCCGAGAACACGCGCTGGCTGAAGCCGGGCTATTACGCCGAAAAGGTGCGCGGCAAGGACAAGGCGTGGGTGGATTCGCGGCTGCTGAACAAGATTTCGGTTTGGGTCGATGGCAAGCCGGTCTTTCCAATGTTCAACACCGCGACGCATGTAGCCAAGGAAGAACTGCGAGCGGTGCCGGGTTATCCGATCTGCGTCGGGCTCGATTTCGGGCGCAGTCCGGCGGCGATCTTCGGGCAGTTGATCGGCAACCGCTGGTACATCCTTGGCGAATTGCTGGGCTTCGATGTCGATAGTTCGACCTTCGCGCCGGAAGTGAAGCGCTATCTCGATCAGCGCTGGCCGGGCTTCGAAGTCCGCTTCCACGGCGATCCGAAGGGGCAGGACAAGGGGCAGCAATCGACGCGCACGAGCTACGACATCTTCGACACTTTCGGCATGCGCGTTGTCGCGGCGCCGTGCAACGACAACGATTATCAGATCCGCCTCGGCGCCGTGATCCGGCCGTTGAACTCGATGCACGACGGCGCACCGCGCGTCATCCTGTGTCCGGTGAACTGCCGCACGCTGAAGGTCGCGCTGTCGGGCAAGTACCACTATCCCCGCATCAAAGGCACCGGCGGCTATCACGACAAGCCGGCGAAGGACAAATATTCGAACCCGGCCGACGCCTTCCAGTATTTGTTGCTCGGCGAAGGCGAAGGCGACCGGCTTGTCGGTCGGCCGGAGCGCGGAAAGGCGCAACCGGTCCAAACCCGCACCGGGCGGCGCTCGCTGCGGCGCGTCGCATGAACAGCGTACCGATCTGGTCGCCGCAGCGCTGGTTGCTGATCTTCGAGACGAAATGCGACTGGCGTTTCGCGCGTCTCATCCCGGGCCGCTTCAAGCATGTCTTCACCGTGGGCTACTGCGCCGATATCGATACCTGGATGGCTTATTCGGTAGAGCGCGACGGCACGAAGATCGGGGCGTGGCGGCCCGGTGACGACTTCGAGCGGTGGCTTTCCGGCGTCGTGCCGCATGCCGGGGTGCTCAGGGTCGAGGCTGCCGGCACCGCGACGCGGATGCCGTGGTTCACGTTCTGGTGCGTGCCGGCGGTGAAACACCTGCTGGGCCTGCGCTCGGGTGCGTTGTGGCCGGATCAGTTGTGGCGGTACTGCTTGGCGAACGGAGCGGAGATCGTCGTCGATGCAGATGCGGCAGCCCAACATTCAGGAGACCGACGCCGAGAAGGCGGCGAAGCTGGCTGCTGAAGAACAGGCGATCGAGAAGGCCCAGACCCGCGCCGGCCGCGAAACCAACCGCCTGTTTCAACTCTATGGCGGCTCGCGCTCGTTCTTCGGCACCCGCGCGGGGTAAGCCGTGGCCGATCTGAAATCACAAGCAAACGAACGTCTCGCTGAATGCCGCGAGGAAAAGGCCACGATCTCGGCAGAGATCGAGGAAGCCTATTTTTTCTCGGCACCGCGGCGGGTGCGGGCATCGACGTCCCGTTCGCATAGCAAGTCGAAGCCGAAGGATGATGCCGAACTGATGACGTCGTTTGCCGGGGAGGTCGCCGACGACTTTGCCGAAATGCTGATGTCGTCGTTCACGCCGCCGGAAGCCGATTGGGCCGAACGCAAGATCATGGGCCTCGACGACGCGCGCGCCGCGCAGTTCAACGAGCAAGCGAAGAAGGACGACAAGAAAATCTTCGGCATGATCCGCGCGTCGAACTATTACGCGGAAAAGGGGAAACTCGCGGTGCCCGATGCCGCGATCGGCGTCGTCTCTCTCATGATCGACAGCATGGGCAACGACCGTCCGGTCAACTGCCGCGGCATCCCGATCCGCGAGCTTGAGTTTAACCTGGGGCCGGACGGCCGCATCGACGATCGCTGGGAATGCCGCCAGACCCGCTACCGCTATCTTCCGGCACTGCTGCCCGATGTGGACTTCGCGAAGTTTCCGAAGCTCGCGAAGAAAATCCGCGACGAAGGCAAGAAGTCCGTCATGGTGCAGTGGGGGTTCTGGCGGCTGTGGGATCGCCGCGACGATGAAGTCTGGCAGCATGTCGTGCTCGTTGGCGACGAACTTGTCTTTGACGGCGAACTCGTCGGTCAGGGCGCATGCCCCATGGTCGTCGGACGATTCGGGGCGACACCGGATTTCGCGTGGCCCGATGGCCCGATGCTGAAAGTCCTGCCGGAGCTGCGCCAGCTCGATTATAGCCGTGAGGCAATTGTCGAGAACATCGACTTCCGCAACCGGCCGCCGCGCGCATACGAGGACGATGGCGTCATCAACCTCGAGGGTGGCGTCGAGCCGGGAATGTTCTATCCGAAGCGCGCCGCGCAGGGCCGCACGATCTTCGAGAACATCTTCGATCCCGGCGAAATCGATGTCGCCATGCTGGACGAGGCCAATCTGAAGGACCGCATCCGCCGGATGCACTACGTCGATTATCCGGAACAGAAGGGCAAGACGCCGCCGTCGGCATCGCAATGGCTGGACGAAATGGTGCTGAAGCAGCGCCGCATCGGGACGCCGGGGCACTCGTTCTGGCGCGAAGAACCCTTCGAGACCTTCCAGCGCTTCCGCTTCATTGCTGAGCAGCGCGGCACGATCCAGAAGATCAAGGTGCCAGGCGGCGCATCGCTGCAGCCCTACAATCCTGCGCAACGTGCCTTCGAGAATCAGGAAGTGCTTACCGGCACTCGCTTCGCGCAAATCGGGGCATCGATCTTCCCGCAGACTTGGCAGGTTGCGGTGGATGAACTGCAGACGCTGGCGAACTTCAAGCAGAAACTCGGCGACGAAATCGTCGTTCTACGCAGCAAGGAAGACATCGCGGAGAAGACGGAGCAGCTGGCTTCGCTCGCGGGTGTCTTCGGGCCGCGCCTGCCGGGCGGCGCACAGGGGCAAGGCGATGGCTCTCAATAAGGAAGACATCGAAAACGCGCTGGAACGCATCGGCCGGACCAAGGACGGCGCGGTGCTGATCGCGTTCCTCGATCTCGTGATTTCGCGCGTGCAGGGACGCGGTACCGAAGTCGGTGCGTTGCAGGAGTTCAATGGCGAACGCAATTTGGCGCACGACCTCAAACGCCAACTTGTAGGCACCAATGCTCGTCCGAGACCAGAACCAGCAGCAGACGTCGGCGAACGACGGCAACCAGTCGCAGCAGGACGACGCAGTCCGCGCGGGGGACGCCGCCGCGTCGAGCTCATCGACCCGCCCGGAGGGACTCGCTGACCAGTATTGGGACGGCGAGAAGAACGAGACGAAGCTGGCCGATCTGATCCGCGATCACGGCGAACTGGCAAAATTCAAAACCGAACAGGACGAAGCGGCAGGCAAGCTGCCGAAGGCGGAAACCGATTACACCGCCCCTGAAGCGCTGTTCGATGCTGAAGCGTTGAAGTCACTGCCGGAAGGTGCCGCCGATCTCGTCATCGATCCCGAGAACCCTGCATTCGCTGCCGCGCGCAAGTTCGCGCTCGACAACAAACTGTCGATCGAGCAGTTCCAAGGTCTCCTGAAGCAACACGCGCTCGGGGTCATTCAGGCCACCGAAGGCATGCGTGCGCAGATCAAGGCCGAAGTCGCGGCATCCATCAAGGCGCTCGGCGCCAATGGTCCGTCCCGCGAGAAGGCTGTCATCGACGCGCTGAAAGCGCAGTTCGGCAAGAAGGCGCCCGGCATGGGCGAACTCGACGGCGACTATATCCAGATCTTCGAGAAGCTGATCGAGGGCGCGCAGAAATCGAACGTCGTCACGTTCGATAACAAGCGCGACCGCCAGAGCGAAGCGATCTCGGACGAGGACTACGAGAAGATGACGCCGCGTGAGCGGCTGGAATTTGCGCGCTCCGCGAAGGCGGGCGGTTAAGAGGGGACTAAGCCATGCCTGTTATGACGCTGCCCGAATACGCGAAGACGAAGGACAAGACCGACGTATCGCGTCCGATCATCGAAATGTTTGCGGCTTCCGCGGATATTTATCAGGCCTTGCCATTCGAGACCATCGGCGGTCCCGTTTACGAAGGCTATCGTCAGGCGCAACTTCCGAGCGTGGCTTTCCGCGCAATCAACGCAGATTCCACGAACGGCAACGGCAAGGTTGAGCAGTTCCAAGAACCGACGTTCGTGCTCGATCACGACATCGACATCGACGAAGCGATCATCCGTCGCAACGGGGAGCAGCGTCGCTCGCAAGAAGAAGCGATGTCGATGGCCGCCGTCGGCAAGCTCTGGCTGGACACCTTCATTTCCGGTGACAACTCGACGGACCCGACGGAGTTCGACGGTGTTCAGAAGCGATGCGAGAAGTATTCCCGCAAACTCGCTGCCGGCAACACCTCTGGCGGTGATGCGCTCAGCCTCGCCAAGCTCGACGAACTGCTCAACATGGTGAACGGCTGCAATGCTCTTCTCATGTCTCGGAACATGCTCCCGCGCGTGATCGCGGCGGCTCGCGATACCTCGATCTCTGGCTTCGTGATCCAGACCTGGGATCAGGTAGGCGGTCCGAAAATGACTTACGCCGGGAAGCCGATTTTCTTCGGTTACGAGAAGGACGATCACGGCGTCATCCTCCCGTATTCCGAAGCGAACCCCAACGGCGGCTCCGCAGTCGGCACATCGATTTATGCGCTGGCGCTCGGCGACGGCAAACTCCGCGGCATCATGCTGAAGGATCTTGCTGCCGAGGATGTCGGCCTCGTGAAGACCGGCTCCAAGCCGTTCCGCCGCACGCATGTGTCGTGGGACGTCGGCATGGTCGATGAACACAAGTACTGCATGGCGCGCCTCTGGGGCATCAAGGACGCGGCGATTGTGAAGTAACGCGGCAGGGCGGCAGGGTTCTCCTGCCGCTCCGCTAGCCTACAAAGGTCAGGATTAGGAGAGCGCTATGGGCACTCGTGTTTACAATTACGACAAGGAAATGCTGCTCAAGGATGCTGGCCTCGTTGCCGCGTCCGCAGCGGCAACCGTCGCCTCAGCTGCTAAGGTGATCAACGTCGGCAACGCCCGCTTCGAGGCTGTTGCGATCATCGACGTGACTGCGGTTGAGATCGAGTCGAACAACGAGGAATACGACATCCTCATTCAAGGCTCGTCGGTCGAGAACTTCGGCTCGAATATCCAGACGCTCGCGCAGTTGAACCTCGGCGCGACCGAAGTTCGCCAAGGCGGCGCCATCGACAGTGTGGCCGGTCGCTACGAATTGCCGTTCATCAATCAGCAGGCCGATGTCACTTATCCGTACATCCGTGTCTATATCGTCGTCGCCGGCACGGTCGCGACCGGCATCAATTTCACGGCATGGGCGGCTCCGTTCCCCGGCAAGTAAGCCGGCTAGCGTAGGCGTTTTCCGGCAGGGCATTCAGGAGCAAGAACGATGCAGATCGTCGAGATTTGGGACACCGAGGCGGAAGCATATATTCAGCGTAAGGCGGTTGACGCGCGCGAAATCCTCGCGAGTGATCCGGATCGTTATCTGCGCGAGCAACCCGAGGCCAAGGCCGAGAAAGCCACCGAGAAGCCCGCGGATAAGTCGAAGGCCAAGGCCGATAAGTAATCCGCCGACCTGGCAGGTGCGTTGCGGCGGTGTCGAGCAATCGGCACCGTCGTTTTGCATTTAGGGGGCGCCTGTGCCTGATCGTCTCTCCATCATCAACGATGCCCTGTCGAACACCGGCAACAATCTCGTGCAGGTCGAGTTCGAGGACAGCGACGAATGGGATGTGGCCAAGCGCGCCTATGACCGCTTCCTGCCGCAACTGATCGAGGCGCATCCATGGCCATTCGCCACGATCACGGAACCGATCACGAAGCTGCCGGACTCCGATAATCCATCCGAGCGCTATGCCCACGCCTACACGATCCCGGCGAATGCGCTCTGGCTGCAGGCAGCGTTTAAGAACGGCCGCACCATCGATTACGAGATCATCGACGACAAGCTCTGCACCGATGCTGACAACGCTTCGGCGTCGATCACGGCGAAATACGTCCGCGTGCCGGGTACCGACGCGATGTCGAACCTGTTTTTCGAAGCGCTGCGCAAGCTAGTCGAAAGCGGGTGTCTCCGCGGATTGAACGAAGAAAACAGCGAGGCGACCCGGCGCGAGCAGGAAGGCTGGCAGATGCTGCGGCTTGCGGCCTCTCGCGCGGACCAGCAGTCGCCGCGCCGCGGCTTCCTCGTTTCGCATGCCGTTGCTGCCCGTCGAGGCGGTCGCTACCGGAGCCGCGGGGGCCAGTAATGCCGCGTCCCGCCATTGCATTTACGCAGAAGGATTTCTCCGCCGGGCAGGTGACCGCCAACGCTGCGCGTAGCGACGACGTCAAGCTCGTCAAGATGGGACTGAAGGAGGCGACAAACCTGCGGCTGGTCAGCCCGCGCGGGTTTGCGCCGCGCTTCGGCCGGGACGTCATCTATAACGATGCCGGCCGCACCGAGACCGTGCGCTTCGGCGTCGGGCTCGAGTACCGCATCACCTTCGGCAACGGCAGCGTCAGGATTCGCGATCGCGCAACCGGCGACATCGTATTCGAGAACAGCGGCTACCCGTGGACCTTCGCGACGCTGGATGAGATCGCTTGGGCCAGCCTTGAGCGCGAGATCGTGGTCTGCTTCCGGAATACGCAGCCGTGGGTCATCCGCTATCGAGCCGCCGTAGCGACGCAGATTTCGTATGGTGCCGGCACCCTGATCGGCAACTACCAGTATCGGGATCGTGCGTTTCTCGGTCTGACCAATCAGGCTTACGCGAACTGCGCGCAAAGGGATTCGGCGTATAGCACGGGCTTTATCGGTAAGTCGTTCTCGACGCCTCGCACGATCGGCAAGGCAGAGGTAAACGGATCGAATAATTTCGGCTATGACGCGCAGTCTCCGAACTCGACGGTGACCCTGCAGCTTTATGGCAAGCAGGGCTCGCCGCCAGCAAATGAGACCGACGGCACGCTGCTTGGGACCACCGGCAGTTTCACCGATGGTGCGACGGCAAACCCGAAGACGCTGACGTCAAGCGATACGACGACGGAGTGGGATCATGTCTGGATTCGCTCCCAATCCAGCGCGCCGGGTGGCTTCTTCGCCGACATCGCGTTCTTCACGGCGGCAGGGTCGGAGGCTTGGACCAGCGAGCCCTTCGAGTTCGCGCAGAACTCTCACGACGTAAAGCGGCAGCCCTATTACAAGTACGCGCAGGGCGATATCGCAATGCAGCCCGCGGCGACTACGGGCGCTGGCGTCACGGTCGATTTCTCGGCGCCGGTGCTTGATCCCGCGCATGTCGGCGTCTCGTTCCGCTATTGCGGACGCGAACTGGTATGCGCCACGGTGGTATCGCCGACGGAGGGCACCTTCGACGTCATCGAGACGCTGCCTCCGACCTACAACGTGACCGTCAACAGCACGGCGGACTTCCGCATCGGCGAGATTTGCATCGGCACGACTTCGGACTGCCAGGCGCTCATCGTGGACATCACGTCGTCCACGGTCATGAAGTGCATCTACATCAAGCGCTTTGCGGGCTTTACATCGACGGAAAAGATCACGAGCCCGAGTGGCGTCACGACGTTCACGTCGCAGACCCTTACCGACGAAGCCGCGACCGCGTTCTGGGACGAAGCCATGATGTCGGATGTTCGCGGCTGGCCGGCATCGGTCTCGCAGGATCGCAGCCGGGTCATTTTCTGTGATTTCCCGCTGGTCGGGCAGGCTGTAGCGGAATCCGCGATCGGCTTGTTCAACGATTTCCTGCCTGGCAGCGAGGCGACGGAAGCCATCCTTGAGAACGTGCCGGGGTCGCCGCGGGTCTATCACGTCATCGGCGGGCCGGATCAGATCGTGCTCACCGACAAGGGTGTCTTCTTCATCCCGATTTCGGAGAGCAACCCGCTGGTGCCGGGCTCCGTCATCTTCCGTAAGGTCGGCTCGCTCGCTGCGGGCCGGATCAAGCCGGTGGAAATGGATCAGGGCATCGTGTTCGGTGCCGCCGGCGGAAACGGCATCATTGCGGTGCTGCCGACCGGGCAGAATACGCAGCCATGGGAACTGCGCGATGTCTCGCGCTATCACTCCGGGCTCGTGAAAGGGCTTCGCGCGCTCGCCGTACAGGCCGGGACCGAAGACAGCGCCGAGCAATATCTGTGGGCCGTCAACGAGGACGGTTCGGTCGTCAGCGGGCGTTTCGATCCCGACAACCAGTGGATCGGCTTCGTGCCGGTGACGGGGACCGGGGCGGTCCAATGGATTTCGACCTCGGGTGCGGAGGTTCTGCTCAACGTCGATTACGATCTCGGCGGCGGCAACACGACGCGGATTGTCGAGCGTATCGACGAGGACCGCTTTCTTGATGCCTGCATCGACATCAACGACCCCGATCCTTTGCTGGCGGGCGCACCCGGCACCGGGCCGCTCTGGATGTTTGCTGGGCTTTCGGTGGCGATCATGAAGGGGCGGAAGTATTTTGGCACCCGCGCCGTGGATGCCAACGGCGATCTCGTCGAGGAAAGCGGTGACGATTTCTCGGCGTCTGGCTTCGTTGTCGGCTTCGGCTTCACCGCGCGCGCGAAGCAGTATCTCCCGAATATCGATGAGGGCCAGGCGCGCGGCCAGCGCATCACGCGGCGAAAGATCAAAAAGGCGACCGTACACGTCCGCGACGCCACGGAGTTCGACTTCATGGGCCGGACCTTCGCCGGCTACAAGGCCAGCGATCCCGGCGAAGCCGACCCGCCGCTGTGGAACGGGGCCTTCTCGGGCCGTTCCCGCGGGCGGTCTTATGATCCGGAAACGATCTTCGAGAAGTCGGTGCCGGGACCTTGCACGGTGTTAGAGATGGCAGGTGCCGTCACGGTGTAGCGATCAGCGCCGCGAGGGTGCGTTGCTGCGATTTCCTGCCCGCGCGACACCGTAGCATCGACGGGAGATCGCGATGCAAGGGCCGGCGCTCGGACTACTCGGAATTGGATTTCAGGTCGCTGGCGCGCTCGGAAAGGGCAAAGGTCAGTCGGACTCGCTTTCCTTTCAGTCCGAGCAGGCCGCGCGTAACGCGCGCGCCGGTCGCGTCGCTGCCGATCAGACCGACGCATTCCTGCGCGACGAACTCGAAAGCACGGTGGGCCATATCCGTGCGATCCGCGCCTCGGCCGGGATGACGGATAGCCCGACCTCGGACGCCGTGATCGAAAAGCAGGGCGAGGTTTCGGACAGCCAGCGCCGCATCAAGGTCGGCAACATCCGCGCGCAGGCCGACGATGACGAGCGATCTGCGGCATTCCTTCATCGGGCGGCGCGTTCCACGCTGAACCTGTCCTATCTCAGCGCCGCCGGCATCGGCATCAAAGGCATGGCGGCGAGGTAACCCGTGGTCGATCTCCCGAAAGTCCCGCGCCGTCTCGTCACTACCGAAGCGCCGCGCTCGCGGGTATCCGGCGAAGTCGTCGGCGCGCCGATGCAGATGCTGGGCAACGCGCTCGGCACGCTCGGCGAAGGCGTCGAGGCTGCCGGTGTCCGCATCGCCGAGGATGAGGGCCGCCGCGCCGTTACCATTGGTGAGGACGGGACGCCGAAGTTCGAGCAGATGCCGGCGTTCTCCGGCAAGGCAGGCGAAGCCTATAACCGTGTTGGCCTGAATAAATGGGCCGTCTTGATGCAGAACAAGACGGAAGACGAGGTTCTGCAGAAGCGGCTCGAGCTGCGCGGCGATCCCGAGAAGTTCGACGAATGGGGCAAGGCCTATATCGAAAAGCTCGCCACGAACGAGCCCGACGAGAAACTGCGCGACATCGTGAAGGCGCAGGCCACCAATCAGGTGCAGCAACACTACCGCGCGCTTGCGGCCGAAAAGCAGAACCTCGACATCGACAGTGCGAAGACTGGCCTTTTGCTGCGATCGCAGAAACTGGAAAACGAACTCGCGGCGCTTGCACGAACCGG